AGTGTTGGTTAAGTAAAGACTAATTAGCTAGTCATAGTATTATCCCACTTTTGGGCTGATTTTTGGCTGGGGGGGTGTTATCATACGGGCAGGTGGTTATGACTAAAACAAAACCTCTATTTTTGGTATATACAGAACATCCGATGTGCAACATAGACTGCGCTGACGGTGTTCGAGATGTTCTCGAAAACTCGAGAGAGTATACTGTGCTCTTGGTGGGTCCTAGCAGTTTTCCATATAAAGAGCTTTCTGAAAAACTATTACACGAAGCAACTTGTTTGATTATACCTGGAGGTATAGGAGAATCAGATCAATACGATAACTCTAAGCTAAAAACCTATTCAGGTTTAATAAAAAATTATGTAGCCTGTGGAGGTAGATATCTCGGCATATGCATGGGTAGTTATTTTGCAGGACATCATTATTTAAACCTTCTTAAAAAAGATACTAGAGTAGTGCAGTATGTAAAAAGAAAAGATGCTGTTGTACACCACGAGAAACCTGCGGTAATTGAGTTGATGTGGGAAGATAGTAACCAACATATGTACTTCGCAGATGGTGCAACATTTGTAGCTCGAAGAGGATGCAGACATGTTTCAGGAGAAATCGTAGCGCGCTATATGAACGGTGATCCTGCTGCAATCATTCAGTCACATAAAAAAGGACGTGTTGGAGTCATAGGACCTCATCCAGAAGCACACAAATGGTGGTTTTACATAGAGAATAATATTCGCGACAGATGGCAGGATTGTATAAAACATCATCTTCTACTGGACTTTGTAAAAAAGCTGCTGTAATTTGTGTGAATGAGTATTGCAACTAAAACAGGAGACAAAGGAACAACTGGCATGCTGTTCGGTGCCAGAGTAAGTAAATGCGATCAACGTATTGCAGCTGTAGGAGATATAGATGAGCTAAATGCTGCACTAGGACTAGTCAAGCGTCAGCTAGTCCGTAAAGAAAATACACGCGACTATGTACATGAATTTGACACAATTCAAAGACAACTAACCTGGCTGATGGGTGAGGTAGCTACCGAACCAGACAAGCGTGCTGAGTATGTATCGAAGTATCCATATATTACTATCGAGCATCTAGAGCAGCTGGAAGATAGCCTACAGATTTACGAAAGCAGTACTAATACCAAGCAGACAGATTGGGTTATGTATGGTAATAGTGATGCAAGCGCTTTATGCGATTTTGCTTCTAAAGTATGTAGAAGAGCAGAACGCTCTTTTTTAATTGCAAAGAACGAAGAACAGTGTGAAAGTGATAGTCATCAGTACAGACCTTTGCTTGCTATGTACCTAAACAGGCTAAGCGATTTCTTGTACGTAGTTGCCAGGTATTATGATTTCATCGAAACATTAAACTAACAAACACATGAGTATTAATAAGAAAAAAAGACAGACAGTTACTAGTCAGCTAAAGCAGTTCAAAAACAGCATCGAGTCTATCAAGAGCTTCTTGAAAAATAAAGACACTGAAGAAGATCAATGCTGTGAATGCGGTAGTGCTGCATGCTTATGGAGCAAATATGATCAGTTCAATAGTTCAACTGATGACGAGCCGCGCTCTTTTGACAATATGTTCGAAGTAAATAAAAGTACCTCGTATGATGTTGAGGTGAGTAATGTAGTTTTCTCTCCAGGCACATACACAGACACCACAACGGTGCAGGTGGGTAATACAAAACTTACCGGAGTTTCAAAAGCTGTTTTAGAGTATGATGCAGAGCTAGGATTGTCTGTACTCAGACTAGAAATTATCGCTCCTCAAGTGAGCCCTGCCTCTAGCTAGGTTCGATAACTATCCGCCTCAATAGCCAGCCCATGGTCCTCGTGATTATGGGCTGGTTTTTTATTGCAGTAATTGGTATTATATTTTCATTATGTTTATTCTACTCGTAGCATTTTCAGCTTTGTTTGTTGCAGGTTGTGCTGCTTTTTTTAGCATAAAAGGGCTTATTGTTCTTTTCTCTGGCAGCGCACTAGCTATCGGCATAATGGCTAGTTCTCTTGAAATAGGAAAATTGGTTGCAGCTAGCTTTCTACACACCTACTGGAAGCAGATCAGTTTGCTCTTGAGAGTATATTTGTGTGTAGCTGTGATCACTTTGATGGGTATAACCAGCTTAGGCATATTTGGATTTCTTACTAGTGCTTACCAAACACACTCAGCTTCAGTAGGAGCTTTTGAAAGTAAAATAGAATCTCTGGTTGCAGAAAAAACAGCTATTGAAACAGGTGTAGCTGAACATAGCGAACGTATCAAAAGTCTCACCACGCTGAGACAAGATCAAGAGCAGCGAGTCAAAGATGCCGGCAACTATAAGGCTCCTAGAGAACAGGCGTACAAAGCTATCGAAGAAGCTAATCTAGAGATTAAACAAAAAGAGGAAACTCTAGCAAAAGATAGAGAAAGAATCATCGAGCTAGAGAAGAGCATATCTACACTGAAGATAGATATGAATACTAACACTGATGTAGGCTCGTTTAAGTTTATTGCAGCAGCCACCAACTCTACTGTGGACGAAAGCGTCCGCTATTTTATATTTGCCCTTATCTTTGTGTTTGACCCTCTCGCTGTAACTCTAGTCTTAGCTTGGAACAAACTGCTTGAAGCTAGAAAAGCTAGAGAAGAAAGTGAAGAAAAGGCATATATGGAAAGTCTCAAAGCTCTGGCAGTAGAAGAAAGCAGAATCCCGCAAGATACCCAGCAAGATACCCAGCATGATACGGATGTTGTAAAAAAAAAGTAGAATTGCAAACTAGCGAAATTGCTGCTATTAAAGAAAGCGAGTCAAATAAAGTGCTCACTCCTGAGGAGATCATGAAAGAACAGGAAAGAAGGCGGAGACTCGGCGGAGCCAACGATTCGGTAGTTAGCTTTTAACTATCTGTTTCTTACATCCTCAAAGCTTAACAGTTCATCTAGCAAATTTTCCCATGCTAGCTTTTCTGTTTTAGCTGAAAGCTTATAGTCTTTAAGCTTACCTTTAAGATAGTTGGCTTCGGTCATGGTAGTGACTCTGCTCATGAGTTGATAGGCTAGATAGTCTATAGCGTCAACATCACTGTCTGTAGCTTCTAGCGCATACTTAATCAATTTACCTCTAGCTTGTATAACGCTAGCATAATCCCCAGAGTATTCTTCGCCAGCTATATAACACAACTGCTTATGTAGTTGCTCTCTACTCAACGGCATTTTTTTGAAGTTTTTGTAGTTTTGAGATACGAGCGTTTTCCTAACATCTTCAACGCTCATATGCTCCCAGCCAGGAGTCCAGCGATCTCTAGGCCTGGCTAAAACCCATTCTACAGCTAAGCTGTAGCCATTATCATTGTAGACGCAGTACCAGTCTATCTCGTGAGGTAGAGGCACTACACCCAAAACGTCCAGATATATCCTGCGTATAATATACGACTCATCTTCGTGTTGCCCTGGGAAAATATCGCTGAGGCAAACAAAAGCCAATATCGCAAATATGCACAGATCTCTCCTCATCAGAAAAATAGTCTAGCTAGGGTTATTAATCCTACCAGTGCACATACCGCACTAGCCATCACAACTCCAAGCCCTAGAAGAATATACATCAATGTCTTCATATTAATAGGTTGGGTGTAATGTGTTGTGGTTGTCGTCGAATGTTTGAACAATAAACTTACATAGCTCACTTCTCATAATATCTTCGTTAGTAAACGCTAAGCTATAGATGCCCATTTTTTCAGCTTCGGGAGTATTGAACATGTGTAGACACTTATCAAAACCTCCTTGTTTAGCTTTAGGCAGATCGCTCTGAGCACTGTCTGCACAAAGGATCATTCTTGTAAACTTACCTATGCGCGTGAGCAGTGTTTGGATTTCGTTGATTGTCATATTCTGACATTCATCTATAACCACACATCTGGCAGTCCAACTAGCTCCTCGTACAAAGTTGATAGGCTGATAGATAAACCTGCCCTCGCCTTTAAGTCTTTTAACTTCTCCAGCAGGAAGAAGTTCTTCAATCTTATCCTCAAACGGTCCCATATAGGGCTCGTATTTGCCTGCAATGTCCCCAGGGAGAAAGCCTAGTTTAGAGTCTGCACTTTCAACAGCTGCCCTAACAAATACAAGATCACTAACCTTCTTCTGGTTAAGCAACTCAAGTCCGATTCTCACAGCGCTGAGGGTCTTACTGCTGCCTGCAGGACCTGCCAGGAAAATGATCCTGCAGTCTTTACTTCCGCCAAGCTCTATTAGCGCCTTTTGCTTCTCTGTCCATGGAAGCTCTCGGACATGTAGCTCAAAGTCTATCTTCTCTCTCTGATAAACTTTAGGACTAGTATCTTTTTTAGGCTGGTCTTTAGGTTTCTTTTTTGAGGCTACTTTAGGTTTTTCCATATAAGCATTATACTATGACAATATTGAAGCTGATAGCTAAAAAAGAACTGGGCGTTGGGTGCCAAGTTCTTTGTATTATCACTTTTTTTTAGTTGTTTGCCCTGATAGGTGTTTAGCCAATTCAAGTCTTAAATCATCCAGATCATCTTGTGTTCTAGATAATTCGATGCATGTGTTTTCTAATTGAATGATTCTCTGCTGCATATCAATTAGCTCTTTCACACGTATATTGACTTGAACAGACTTAAATGAACCTATTGAGCCTGCTGTCACTATAACTAACAGCACTATATTGTCTATTAATTGCTGTTTGATTTTTTGTAACATATTATTTATTTTGGTGGGTTCAGCATCGTGTATTTACGACTTAAACTACCAGCTAACATATTGTTTATATGAAACCCTGCACGACGCATAGCTTCTTTTATTTTGTGAGGTCTTCTGAAGTTGCTGCCGTCATCCAGATACTCGCTTTTGAATTCGAGATCGTATAGTTGAAATATTTCCAACCATACTTTTCTTCTGTTATAGAATTCTTCAACAGTGTCGTTGCATCCCCATAAATAAAAATCTACACCTGTGATCTGATACAGCCACATAGAATAGCCGAATATAACTTGTTGCAGCTCTAGGTGAGCTTCTCTAAACTGCAACTTAAATAAGGCTTCAAACACTTCAACAGTCTCATTAAATGCATGTTTGATATGGTAGCTTATAGGATGCTTTCTACCTCCAAGGATATCTCCATGTACGACAGACGCTTTTCGTTTATTAAGCTCGCTCATTTTTATGGTAGCTGTATTTATCAAAAAGGTTTTTTTAATTTTTTAATGTCAGGCCCAATATAGTCATCTCCATGAGGACGACCGTGTTCCAGTTTAATAAAAGGATCTGAACCTACAGACGCTTTATATGTGCCTGGAGTAATAGTGTGCTTTGGTAGTCTTAAGTAATGATGACCGCTCTCTGGATCTACACCAACATATTTAAATTTACCAGGCTTCACAGTTACGCCAAGTTCTTCTTTTAGCTCTCTGCTTGCCGCCTGCTGAGGGGTTTCATCTCCCTCAATTCCTCCACCAATGAAACGTTTTTTTCCAAAATTTTCTTTCCATGCGGGGTTCACCAGTCTCTCCAGTAAATATTGTCCTTTGTAGGGTATGATCACTCGCACCCTTTCTTTCGTAGCTTTCTTTTGCATACTGTTTTCTATACCTATAGGAATAAGCATCCTAGGTGCATGGATTTTAAACCCTGAAGGTTTGTGAGTTAGTCCGACGTACTTGTCATCTAAAACAGAATCCACTTTAAACTGTTTCGGATGTTTATTTAGCAGATCTGCAAGTATTCTGTTTTTACCTGCATAGTCGTTATTATCCGACTTTTTTTTAGCCTTTATCAACCGTTTCAACTCAAGCGATTTTGCAAGCTTGATTATGCTGTTCGATAATAGGCTCATTGTGTATCTAAGGTAAGATGTAACCTATCAATATATTATACCAATTAACTGACCAAAACTAGGTCATGCAACTAACAAAAATATTTAATTTCAAGCTTTTCAAGGGAAGCTCGTACCCACTCAACACTGTCTGTTCTTGTCCAAAGTTCAGTTTTATTTCTGATACCTTTTACAAAAACATCAGAAAGCTCTTTACCGTAACTAGGCTCAGGGTTGCCATACATACCGTTATCTAATCCAAGCTTTCTTGCGTTAGGCTGCCCTTCAAGCACACGCATCCAGCATTTACGAAAAGAATCAGGACTCACAAGCCAGAAGCTTAATAGATCCATGTCCAATAGTCTGTCAGCAGGTTTGACAACCAAAGAACCGTAGAAGTTATGGTTATTCTTGGAGATGCTACAGTATTGCGTAATACTCACAGCTCTTCCAGACTGCTCTAGAAGATGTGCAATAATAGCAGTGATCGCACCACGCTCAATAACGCTTGTTTTAGAGAAATTGTAAGGAGTGGTGACATTGTAGCCTATGTTAATGATTCTACGCTCTTCGTCTGGGTCAGTAGATACATATGAACCTCTATTCTGAGCATCTTGCGGCTCTAGCCAGCATTCAGGAATACCTGCACACACTAAGCCAATATCAAAGAACAACCCACTGAGGCTTGGGTTAAATTCTTTCCAGAACTTCTCAGGCTCGATATACAAAGACAAACTCTGCAATAGATCATGAATAGCTACAGCTCCATCAACCCAGCCTGTTCTGGCAGAACTAAGCACATCCATCATGCTGGCATGATCTACAAAATCTACAAAATCTTCTGTAGATTCGAATTTGATAGTTGTGTCCATGCTATTAAGCCTGGCGAATTTTAGCCACAGTTTCAGCAGAAAGACTCTTATACAAAAGCCCCTTCTCAAGGAATTGCTGAGGTACCCCTTGCTTGATTAGAGCAATACCGTTGTATGTAGCGCGAGGCGAGATGATCGTTTTAACTCCCAACTCTGCCACAATATCTCTAACCTTTTGCACTGTAGCCAACCAAGCCTCAACTGTAGGTACTTTACCAGCACCTTCATTCCATTTAGGAGAAGCTACACCAGAGAAGCCTGCAACATGAGCTTCAAGGCCGTCATCATAAGGCATCTCAACAAAGAAGAAGCGATCTAGTGTGGCCGCATCAATCTGTGTACGCCCGACATAGCTGATGGAGGATCCAAGACCAAAAGTATTAGCGCAAGATACAACCACAAAGTTTTTATGTTTCTTAACAACTTTATCAGGGAACAATGTTTCGTCGCCTGACAAAGAACTGTTGAGTACAGCCAGTACGTTAGCATTTCCGTTATCTACTTCATCCAGGCAGAAAATACCACCGTTCTCGTAGATCTCGCGGAAGCTAGTAGATCTGTAGACGCCGTGTGCGTCAAGATAACCCAAGAAATCTGTTTTAGTGGTCTGACTGCAAACGCTAAGAGCAGCGTAAGGCATCTTTAATTCTGCTGCAGCATTAGCAGCTAAAGTAGATTTACCGCTACCTGCAGGACCGACTAACCATGTATGACATCTGGCTGCCATTGCCTTTTTAAGTAAAGGCAGAAGATAGTGATTGCGCTTTGTGCTCACTGAAGGAGCAGACACATTAGGTTTAGCTGTTGTTTCGGGTTTTCCAGGAACCTCTTTTTCCACTTCTTTAATTAAAGGATTTTCTTCAAGAGCTTTGTCAATTTTTTCCTGCAGTTCAAGCTCTGCCTTTAGCTCCAAAAGCGGATCAATTTCTACTTTATGTGCCGCCCAAAATTGTTTACGTAGTTCTTCTTGTTCAGGAGTCAATAAAACCTTCCAATTCCATTCAGCTTCAAGCTTTTTACGAAGATTGCTAATCTGTTCCGCTAATTCGGGGATAGTTGGATTTGTCATAATATACTATTATTTACTAAACGCACTTGAAAGTCAATTTCAGTATTAAGGCAAATGTGTAAACTTCCTATATAACCTCTAGTATTTGTCTGAGCTGCTGTTCGTTCACCGAAAACATACCGTCAGTAACTTTACAATCTTTAGCTATTTTAAAATATTCCAAGTGCTTATTTTTATCAGAAACTTCACGCGGCTGTTTCCTGCGATATTCCACAAAGTCTTTAGGGTATTTGTATAAATCTTCTTGGTTAAGTTGTTGAAAGCATTGATGATGCTGGATATTACTACTTAAAGCCTTTATGTATCTTACAAATGTGGAGTCCGTCCATTCTGGCGGAAAAACTTCAATTACATGCGTGTTATCTTGCATAAAGAGTGTATTAGCCAATCCTGCCCCATGAGGCGCAATTAACACCTTTGCACTTTGAAATACTTTGGCGGTCTCTTCAATCGTATGCTCTTCAGGGTAAAACACTGTTGGGCTTATTTTTAAAACCTCTTTTGTAAGCATACAAATATTATCAAAATTTTCTATTTTTCTGTAGTGTTTTCTCTGAAGTATAATCACCTGGTCAGCCGGCACTGGTTGCAGTTGTTTTCTTATTATTTCTTTTGCAAATGTTAAAGAACCTGTGTGTTCTCTAATCAAACAATTATGTAACCATAACGTACCTTTTTCCGCCACAGTTACAGGGTGTTTTGGAAAATTTAATATTTCTCCTGAAGTAAAATATTTTAGAATCTCTTTGTATTTAAAACTGTCTATATAGATCGGACAGCTTAATTTTTCACCACCACCAATAATTCCTGCCAACGGCTGAATATGATCGCATATAAACTGATAATAATTATGATCAGTTCTAGGCATAAAAATTTTTTGTATATGCTCCTTTGTATTAGCTGCAGCAACTGAATCTATTGGTAAAAAAAACTTATAGCTCATATTTTTGTATTTATTTATGTTGGTTTAATTTTGTAAATTATATCATAGATAAAACTACGTAGCCAAAAGCGCGCCCACTTTTTCTATTACCTCAGGCACATCACAGCGAATATATCTAGCGTCGCGAATTAATTCACGTAATCTTTTATGTTCTCGAGAAAGTAAAATTTTAGCATCTATTTTACCTTCTACGTCAGTGGCGTAGCTTTCTATAAAGCTGACATCTTCTTTTGAATAAAACTCCCAAGAGCTGTAATTTGCTTCTACTGCCAACCATTTTAAATTAAGTATTTCAGCCATATTTTTATATGGGTAATACCCATGAAATCCTTTACTATATACCTCTACAAAAATTGTTCCAGGGGAAGCAAAAAGCATATGAGTCAATCCTGCTCCGTGAGAGGCAATAACTATTTTTGAATTAGATATTGCTTCAATTTGCGATAAAAAAGAAAGACCGTCTAGAGTAACAATGTCTGTATCTCCGAAAGGCTTTAAAGCCCAAAAAAGTTCATCGTCATTTTTAATAATTCTGTTATTTGCTCTTTGCGCAATCAATATCTTTTTATTTTCATTTTTAGCTGTTTTTGGTAAAAACAAATTTTTTAAGTAATTGCTGTATGCTACTAATCTACGCTTACCATTTTTATCTTTATCTAATGTACTTATAGGTTTGACTGGTGTGCAATTTTTTGGTGCTTTCGATAATGGAAACAAATTTAAAAAAGGTATTTCTTTAATTATTTTAGTGAATGGCCCATCGTAATAAAAATTAAGTTTTTCAAAGTTATTAGCCAGCATGTGTAGATATAACCCATGCAATTGTTGCGCTACAAAATGGTAAAAGTTTTCAGCATATCCTTTCGAATGGCACTTTACGTTATTAGATTTCATATAGATTTAATTTGTATTTCAATAGGTTTGAACGACGATACTGTAGGGTAATTTGAGAAAAATAAATTTAGAAACCTACAACGTTCTTCTACATGTGAAGAAACCCTGGATATTACGTGCCCACCTTCATCGAGCGACACCACAGGAGAGTCTACAGAATAGCATTTAGTATCATGCTCAACGCTTGCAGTTAGACATAAAAACATATCCTCGCCGTTCCATTTAATTACTGTTGTATTTTTGTAATCTCCCATAACTGGCTCTTGTTTACATGCGTTTACAATATTTTCATAAGAGGCCATACAGCAGCTTGTAAGCAAAAAGTCCACATCTCCATGGAAAGCTATCGATCTGTACTGATATTCTCCGGTAACAAGATCCTTATATATTCTTCTGCCTTCTGCCCCAACTACCCTCTTGGGATCTTCTTTCCATTTTTGATAAACCATAGATAAAGTCTTGGCAGGTAAAATAACATCGTCATCAGTAAACAATACGCATCTATTTTTCGTGTATTTTTTAGCCGCTATATATCTTGTAAATACACCGTACTCTTTGTCTGTTTCCCACTCGTAAACGTGCTGAACTTTTGGTGAGTCATACTCAAATACGGTAGACTCTAAACAATGCACCAGTATTATCTGCCCTACCGCCATTATATTGTCATAGTATGGCAAGATGTGGTTTTTTATGTTATCTGACCGTTTAAAGTTCATGATAACAATTGTGACTTTCTGGTTAAACGTCCGTTCGCAATGGTCTAAAAACTGCGCATGCAACATCTCTCTATGTTTGTGAAATCCAGTAAAATGCACTATATGGTATTTTAAAAATTCACCGTACAGATACCTAAGATCTGTGACCTCGTTATAAGTTCTGTCAAAGTGATAGCAGCAAGGCATCATGTTATACATGCAGCTGATGTCGTAAACATTACAGTTATGCACCTTCATCAAATAATTTTGCCAGCACTGAGTAGGGTATGGGCTCTGGAATAAATCTGCATCCCTGGATACAGCTTCAAAGCTGAATATGTTTCTGTATATTTTGGGGATAACCATTACTCCGGTGTTATAGTAGATGTCATCGATGTATGTATCCCTATTTTTTAGAATATATCGATAGTCGTGAGGAGCATCGTTTAACCCGGACTCTCTAGGTATAACCAAAGCACCTAATGCGTCAGCAGGTACAACATTGAATAGATTAGGAGCAAATGGAGATATCACGTTTGTATCATCCAGCCACATCACTCTGTCATATACAGCTAGGGCATTATAAACTACCAATATTTTACAAACATAATTTAATATGTTAGGTCTACGGCTTTCGTAGGCTGTTGCCTCAGCAACTTGCTCTTCCGTAAGTACACTCAAAGGATTGTTTATGATCTGCAGGTCAGCTTTCCAAGCAATTGCTAATTCATGCAAGTATTGTTTTTTTGAATTTGTAAGATACGGACGGTCAGATGAAGAAAATATGACAATGACATTTTTACCTTTGTGGTTAAACAGCTCACAGTCTTCTGCTTTTTTTAAAGTCGAAGTACACCAGTCGTACACCTTATACCTATTTTCATTTGGTTGATGAACCAGCTTGGGGATGTTGTCTACAAAACCTGATTTAGCCTTATTTTGATTAACAGGAATTTCAAAAAGCACACCATCAATAGCTATTTCTGAAATTTTACCTTTATAAAAAATTTTATTAATTTCTACCTTTTCATCGACTGCAGCGGACTCTAACGCTATGTTATAACTACCTACAAGCACGCCACCATTTACAAAAACAACACCCTTGCCATGTCTTTCATTTTCTCTAGTTTTGTTGTGAAAAACATGAGTTGAAGTAAATTTTGCTCCCGAGCTAAACTCAAATCCGTATATAAGCCCTCCACCAATTATTTCCAAAGAGCTTACTTTTTGATTTATAGCTATTTCATGAATTTCTGAAAATGTTTTACCTAACGGAGCCTCATACACAATATTTTTAAATTCTCCATTCGACGCATATTCGGCAATCTTGCTATTTATATTCGAAGCAACGGCAACCCAATCACTAGCCGCTGATTCTACCAATAGCAAATTATTCCTTGAGGCGTACGCTTTTAAATTGGTTAAATATTTTAACCTTTTGTCCGTCATATCCAAATGCGCTAATGTAAGTAAAACCGGAACACACATGTTTTGTTTAGACAGCAAAAGCATAGCATCCAAGCATTCGTGTAACTCTACAGCGTCTAAGAATTGATTTGTATTAAAACAAGATATTACAACATATTGAGCATTCGAGGATTCTAGCGTTTGTTTAAAATAGCAAATACCTGCATTCTTCAGATTACCTGGAGGCTCAAAGCTCTCACAAGCAATACCAGTTGCATTAAACGCTTTAGATATGTTGTTAGCGTTTTGTCCGTATATCAATAGTTTGAATAAATTAGAGCTAGTCATATTTATTTAGAGGCTAGTAGTGTTTTTAAGAAATCTTCCTTATACTCTGTAAAATTATTAACCACATACCTGTGCGCACTGCTCTGCATATAATTGTGTGTAGTTTCTTTTTTAGCTACGGCATGCGTCAAAATATGCTTTATTGCTGTAGCTGTAGATATTTTGCCAGGGTATTCAAAATAGTTATTTTTAGTTAGCTCGTCTTTAAAGTCGTAGTATATGTTGTCCCTGAATGTGAGTACCTTATTGTTGAGATATAAGTTCTCAATGACTACGTTACCGAATGGTTCGTGTTCGCTAAACAAAACAAAACAGTCTAGCAATTTATAATACTTATACGGGTAGACTACCTCTTTGATGTGATGCACGTTTTTAAGATTTGTGTCTAAATCTTCGTGCCCTCCAATCCATACAAAATTGTATTCAGGTAAACTTTGAGCAACATCTAGGAAAAGTCCGGTGTTCTTCCTGGCACCTATGCTGCCACACATACCCAACGTAATCTTCGATAAGTCTAAATTCATCACATCAACAGATCTCGCATAATCCAGGTCAATGCTTGTTTTGATAAATCTAGGTAGTATAGGTGTCTGTACTTTAGGTTTATTTTTATACGTCTGAGCTATATCTTGGGTAATCACAAAGTCAGGAGAATATGGTATTGTTTTAGTGTAATGCTCTTTTATTTCTCTACTGAACAGAACCACCTTATTTCTAGGAAGCCACCGTACAACTTGACTCATTGCAAAATTAGCAGAATTAAATAAAATCTTTTTAGAAGTTATTTTCGTACATAACCAGTAGAGAAAAGTAGGATCGCCAAAATAGTAGATAAAGTCAGTCGGCTCTAGTCCGTATTTTGTGTAAAGCTCTTCTGATTGCGCTCGTACATCTAGTATCAAAACTCTACAGGTTTTCTTTAACTCGTTAGCCATTATGTATAACGAGTGAGTAGCTCCGTTTATAGTGCTGTTGTGATTTACCAGTACTATATCAAATTTTTTTGAAGTCACTGAATCTACAAGCCTTTGTATTTCTTGAGATTTTATTTGTCTAATATCTCTAACGTAAGCCGAGTAAGCGTTATCAGAGTTAACTTTGTTCTTTTCTCTAAAGAACAGCTCATCAAAAAATACGTCAGAATATTCTCTGTTTTCTAGAACACCAAAAGAAGAATAGTGTATCTCTAGCTCTTTATCTGATAGTTCTGCTAGATCAGGATTTTTAATTCTGTACACTTGCGCATTAAAATCTAGAGGCAGCTCAAGCTTGTAAGCCCTTCCTTCTCTTTGCCCAAAATATAGATAATGCTCTTCTAGAGCAAAAGAATCCATATCCTTTAGATCAGGATATAGCTCTTGATACCTGTAAGCGTCGAAGTCTTCAGGAAGATACTCTCTTTCTTTTTGCGGCATACTATCATCATAGCAAATCTGCGCAAAAAAATCGAGAACACTATAATATTTCTATAGCGCTTTGTTAAAAGTGATGCCTGCACAATAACGATCCATCACAGTATTGTTTCCATCCAAGCTTAGACCATTCTTCTCCGATGTATCCATCCCAACCAGTCATGTAAAAATTACCTGAAAGTGTTTTGAACACTAGCCTATATGGAAGAACTTTTTTAATGGCTCTGGTATCGTATAAAGTAAATCCTCCTCCTTGCATCTCTACTTTAAACAGCTTCGGCTTTATGTTTTTTAATTTAGGTACTTTCCCCCACACTTTAGGCTGCAGGCTGATGCATGCAGTATGAGGATCCATCTTTTGCGGATAGTAGCCAGCAACGGAAGCAGCTTTGATGTTGTTGTCTTCTAGAGTTTTTATATGCTTATATAAAAACACCAAACCATCTTGTGTGGGCTCCATATCATCTTCCACTGTGAGAATATAATCATAGCTATCCACTAATTGAGATAGAAATTTAGAGTACGTTCTGGCTACATGTGCATGCCTGTTTGTTTCTACTAGATTCATGTCATCCTCAGCTCTATGAGGAACACCCAAGTCTACTCTATATACAGCATTGTACTTCTCAGACATTCTCTCTCTAAAGCCATCAAACCAAACCTTGAATTCTTCTTTGTTTGTGTTGTCACCGACAACGACATCAACACAGACATCTTCCGGCAACAGAGTATCAATTAAGTATTGCTCCCAATATGTAACAAACCCTTTTGGAGAAAACATGCACACTACAGCTATAGAAGGTTTGTCTGTAGTTTTTTTTATATCTACTAATTTGGTCTTAGCAGGTACAACGAATCTCTTCGATTCTATTTTAAACCCGGAGTCCACTATCTCTTTAAACAACTCTTCAATACTAGTAGTAAGTTTAGGCTTAAACATACTCATCAATGGAAGATTGATTAGATAGATTCCATCCGTAGGCTCACTCCAAACCAGGTCTTTATCTTTAGGTAATTTGAATTCAGGTGCACCAGCCTTACATATCTCAGGATCGACTATAGCAAAAAACACGGTAAGGTCTTTAGGTCTGTTAAAGCAAACCGCTATCTTTTTTAGAATATCTTCTGCTGAAATAAGACTAACCATACGTAACCCCCTCACTAAAGCTGCTTCCTTGACTAGATGTTTGTCCTGAATCGTAAGGATTCCCGACATCTCCCACATAAACTCCACCACTGTAATACGCATTGTTCCATGTACCTATACCGTTAGGCCCTAGTGTAGTCTGCATTCCTCCCACATAAAATATCCCACCCAAAAGACCGTCAAACAATACGCCGTTATAATAAGTATGATAACCGCTAACAAAAATTGCTTGACCTTGATAAAAGGGGCTTAATGCGCCTTGGAAATACCACTCTCCATTATATTTGCCTGTAAATGGTAGATAATTTTGATAAAAAAGTCCGTCGGTCAGGTGACCGTTGCCTCCATAAAAGAACGCCTCAGTGACCGGCACACCATATCTCCACCACTGTCCATTATAAAGACCATGCGCAAGCTCACCTTGGTAGTACTGTTGACCGTTATATACTCCAGACCAACCAAAAGTCGGATCCACCACTAAGTCTGTAGTTTGTCCTAGAATATAATAAACACCGTTCCATTCCCCTGTGCCGAGTTGGTTTAAAGATGTAGCCTGTCCGTTAATATGATACCATCCAGCGAATACACCATTTGTGGGAGCCACAGGAGTTCTAATTTCTAGAAGTGGGCTCGGTGCCCATACACTGGTCATACCTGTACTTATTGATCTGGCTTGAGCTCTAACGTAGTAAGTTTTGTCAGGTAATAAATTATTTAAACTAAAAGTTACTCCGCTATTAGCTGGCACAATTAAGTTTTTTTCTACAGTATCTCCAGGAGGAAAACTCCAGTGTGTGGAGTAAACAACAGCAACAAATAATTTTGTGTTTAAAGCATAATACGCGGTAAAGGATACTACCGCCACAGGAGACTTATATGCATTGAAAGCTCTGTTTCTAAGACTAGATGTAAGTGCAGGCGGCCTGCTTGCCGCATAGTTCACAGAACCGTACGGTATATTTTTAGGGTTATGCAATACGGCGGTTACTCCAACAACTAAAGGGCGAGTTACAATATCTGCTCCATCTGGTAAGCTAGCTGTAGGAGCACCGTATCCCTTTTCTCCAGCTGCCGGTTTTAAAAATCCTGTTCTAGCTATACCCCTCATAATTAGAATTAATAACCTTGTCCGCCGACAAAACCGAACCAGGTTTCACCAGTATCAGTAGTTAAGAAAGATAGAATGTCTACGGCAGCGTATGTGGAGGAGACTATAGGAACAAATCCGCCAGGCCAACGTATGGTTTTATCTATTCCATTAACACTTATATTAAAATCAGTAGTAAATAGTTCAGAACTTCCCTGTTGCAAAAATATTGAAAAGCTTAGAGTCGCTTGCCCTGAAAATGGCTGAGGTACGTTTGTTAGGTTAAACTTAGTAATATTGCCGGCCATCAAAAGTTGAAACACATTCCCTTGAGAAAGGTCTAGGTTTACTGCACCAGCTATGGTACCGGCAGGCACAACAAGAGTCTCTAAAATATTTCTAACTTGCACATTACCTGTAAATACTCCACCGCTTCTAGGCATAGCTAGCGTAGCCAAACTATCTAATGTCGCCAAATCAGTCCACGCCGTATCTCCTTCAAGTCGCCATTGTAGATGAGTTTCGCTAGTGTTTAATTGTAGCTTTTTGCCGTCAGGCCCTCTAAACCTAGGTTTTATTGTTGCGAGAGATTTCATTGTGTTATTTTAAACGCTATCTCTAGTATAGCTCAGTTTAAAACATTATAAAATTAAACTCGCTAAAAACCAAGATACTTTTAACCGTTATAGCTCTTAAAATCTTGTCCCATAATTTGAGCAAACCAAGTTGATCCCTGATCTTTAGAACTAAAAGAAAACATATCCACATGTTCAAGACCAGAAACCACTGAGTATGGTTCGCTGTTATTTGCCCATCTAATTGTAGCGCCTGAAAAATTGAAAGCTACTGTTTTAACATTTTGATTATTTTGCTGCACTATAAGAGTAAAAGTAACTACGTTGGGAGGCGCATTAATGATCTCAAAGCTTGCAACATTGTCGGTGAGATTTAACCAAAAATAAGAGCCAAAAGCTAAATTAAGTGAAACTATATTATCTGCTACTGTAGGATAAAAAACTTGGTTTAATATAGCTCTAGTTTGTATTTTCCCAGAAAAAACTCCACCAGATTTTCTAATTGCTCCTGGTGCAAAAGCGTTAAGATCTATTAAATTCTGTAGTGAGGAAGACTCATTATACTTATACTGAATATGCGTTAGGCTTTTTTGAAGAACAAGGTCTAGTCCCTGCCTTCCATTTAAGCTAGGCTGTAATAAAGACAATTGTTTCATATTACTTACCTACTAACGTTCTCCCGAGAGTAGGGCCTATTGTTTTTAAAGTATCTTGACAGGCTAGCAATCGTATTTCTCCTGTAATATTCTGATTTCCGCTTCTATGTCCTGTTGCGGTGAGAGGTCTAACAGGTACAGTATATGATGTTCCAGTATACAAAGCCTGAGATTTAATTATTCTCACGTCAGAAAGAAAGCCATTCCACATACCATAAACAGTGCTACCAGAACCGCATTGTTCACCTCTGCAGCCTATAGCTAAAGGATTAGTTAGATCGCTAGCCTTCCAATCGCAATTAGTAGGATTCATTGCTCTAATATCCTGGAGTTGGCCATTAAAATATAGCCGTATTGCCCCGTTGTGTCTGGTCATAGCCACATGATGCCATTGCTCTTTAGTAAACCCTTCATTCATGACAGGCCGCTCACTATCATAATCGTGACGTATGATCTGATTACACGGACCATGAAACATAAAACCTGGGTTTATTTTACTGTACTGGTCTCCCTCTCTATAATCTAGACTGAAACCAAATTTTTTAACACCATATAGCCCGTTGTTATTGCTGGCGAAAAACCCTGTAAGTCTTTGGCAATGTTTGGGCTCGTACACAGACAGGTACGCGGAATATTCCCAGGAGGGTATAGTGCGTGCATACAGAAACATTTCAATTGTGGCATTTTCAGTACGGAAATCTAGTATAGATTGAGATCCGTTAATATATGTATCCCCTGGACCATTGAAATTATGTATGCCTACTGTCCAGCCGTTGTTGTCTACATAAAAATAATTTGAACCTACTTTAAAATTTGTATTACTTAATTTTTGAGTAAGTTTTGAGTTTTTATAAACAACGGTGTTGTGTAGTGAAGATGCTGCTCTAGCAGTATAGACAGTACTTGCAGTCAATACATTACCAATGGTGTTTGTTAAAATCTGTGCACCTACCCATGGTTTACCTGAACTTGACGTAGTATTGCCTGGAGACAAACCTCCCAGCGAGCCTGCACCTATATTAGTAATAGTAGGCATATTATTTTATGTGGTAGCAGCTTCAGCTTGAGAAGTAAGCACACTATATGTAGCTGGAGCTGTTTTTACAATTGCAAACGAATAACTTTCAATTTTGCCTACAGCGGAACTGTAATATTCTCCTGTGTATGAATATACTGTGACACCAGAACTTACACCATCTATAGTCGGTTTACTCATTACTCTACTTGCA